CAGCCGAAGCGGGCGCAGATGTCGCGCCAGCGGTGGCGCTCGGCGCGCATCCACACGAGATGCCGTTCCTCTTCCTCCAGCCACAAGACCCAGCGCATGGTCTCGAGCATGCGCTCGATGGCCTCGGGGCTGGGTGGGAAGCGCCGGATCGTCGGCTCAGCCCCCAGCGTCTCCCAGGGCATGCGCCGGATCGCGGGCCAGGTGTTGAAGTAGCCCTGCACCCGCACGGGCGGCAGGCGGTGGGCGGTGATGGCCGCCTCCCGGAAGCGTTCGGCCACACGCTCGACGGTCCACTCAGCCATGGCGCGCCTCCCGTGCACCGTAGAGCCGCTCGCCGATTCGGCGGATCAGCTCGCGTTCCATCCAGTCGAGCCGGTCGTCCTCGAGGGAGACGACGAGCAGGCGTTGCTCGCGCCAGCCGCGGCGCTTGACGGCTTCCACGTCCATCGGCTCGGGCTGCAGGCGCCCCAGCGGGCAGCGGTAGCGAGGGGTCGGGATGTCCATCTCACGCCTCCTGCGCCGCGTCGTGGAGCGGGAGGGCCCAGTGCAACAGCGCCAAGGCGTCGGCCTCGTCGTCGTCCGCCGGGGCGTGACCCCGCGCACGCACGGCCACCATCATCTCGTCCTTGCTCGCATTGCCCTTGCCGGTGACGTGCTTCTTGATCGTGCCCACCGGCACGCCCTGGTAGGGAATGCCGTGGTGCTCGCACCAGGCCGTGAGCGTGGCGAGGAACCCGCCGTAGGCGTGGGCCGCATCGGTCGAGACGTGGCGGTGCACTTCCTCGAAGACCAGCGCGTCGATCCCGTCGGCGTGGGCCTTCAGTTCGGTGAGCCAGCGCTTGAAGCGCAGGAAACGCATGCCGCCGCCTTCGAAGCGCTGCGGCTTGAAGGATTGGCTGCCGCTGGTGATGCGGCCGGTGCGGTCGCGCAGCGCCCAACCGCTGGTGGTGCCCAGGTCGAGGGCCAGAATCGTTGCTGTCATCGTTGCAGTCCTTCGTTCGTGTTCTCATGCCGGTGACCGAAGGTGACCGCCGTGGGGAATATCCCTTCCGCCCGCGCGCGTACGCGCGTAAAGAGATTCAATCCTTGGACCAGTCACCTTCGGTCACCGTGGGTGGTCAGTCGTCGCGGTACGGGAGCCGTACGCCGTAGTCCTTGGGCTTGAGCGACAGGCCCGCCAGGGCCTTGACGCCGCCGTGGATGCGCGTGCGCTCGAAGCCGCGGTTGGCCAGTTGCTGGGCGAGCCAGCGGCTCGTGCCCACGTACTCGCCGCGCCGGCCGGCCCAGTCCTGCCAGCGCTGGAACACGTCGGCCACGGCCACGCGGGCCTGCGGGTGGCGCTGGGCCTCCTCGTCCAGGAAGTCGCGCACGGCGTCCTCCTCGTCGAAGTACTCGGCGGTGGCCGACACCACGCTGGCCGGGGGCTGGAGCCCCTCGCGCTGCCAGGCCAGACACCCCTCGACCGCCCACGCGAGGATCCCGTCGCGCTCGGCCAGGAGCTTGTCAGTCAGCATGGCGTCGCGCTTGTCGGGCGGGATGGTCACCGTGAACGGGATCAGGTGCAGCCGGCGCTTCATCGCCTCGTCCACGTTGCGGATCGCGGGCTTATGGTTGCCGGCGATCACCAGCTTGAACTGGGGCGTGTACTCGAAGAAGTCCTGGCGCATGAAGCGCGCCGAGACCTTGTCGCCGCCGGTGATGGCCTTGACCTTGGACTCGTTCCAGCGCCGGCCCTGCTCGGTCTCGATGGAGGAGACGAAGCGCGCCCCGCGCAGGCCCGCCAGATCGGTCGGATGGCGGTCGCCGCGCGCCTCCATGAAGGTGTCCATCGGCGCGCTGGTGGCGTAGTCGCCGAGGATCGTGGCCAAGGTGTTCACGAACACCGACTTGCCGTTGGCGCCGGTGCCGTAGAGGAAGAACAGCGCGTGCGCCGCCGTCGAACCGGTGAGGCAGTAGCCCACCATGCGCTGCAGGTAGGCCTGCAGGTCGGCATCGCCGCCGGTCACGTCGGTCAGGAAGGCCCGCCAGCGCGGGCAGTCGCCGCGGGGCGTGGCGGTGGCGAGCTTGGTCATCCGGTCGGCGCGGTCGTGGAGACGTAGCCGCCCGCTGCGCAGGTCGACCACGCCGCCCGGCGTGTTGAGCGCGAACAGATCCGCGTCCCACTCCTGCGAGGTGGAGGCGTGCCGCCGGTCGGTGCGCGCCAGCCGCTCCACGCCGCCGACCGTGCTGCTCGCGGCGAGCTTGGCCGCCAACCGGTGGGAGTCGGCCTTGAGGGCGGCCTCGCGGCAGATCGCGCGGATGAGGTGGTGCACCAACAGCGTCTCGTCCGCCTGCCAGCGCCGTCCGTCCCACACCAGCCACTTGCCCCAGGCGGCGCAGTAGCGCCAGTCTTCGCTGTAGCGGGCCGTGAAGGTCAGCGCCAGCGCGTCGTCGGTGGCCCAGACGGAAGGCTCCTGCGTGGGCAGCCCAAGTGCTGGCTTGATGCTCATCCGTGGGCCCGTGGCGATGAAGGCGGCGACGTCGAAGCCTTGGGCGACGGCGTCGGCCGCGTCCCACCCCTCGGGCTTGTCGTCGGGCGGCAGCAGCACGTCGCAGGAGGCGGCGCCGGCGGCGAGTGCGGCCTGCGCCGCGGCCATCGCATAGTCCCAGCCGGGTTTGTCGCGATCGGGCCAGAGGAGGACGGCCTTGCCCGCCAGCGGCGACCAATCGGTCTTGTCCACGGGCGCATTCGCCCCGTGCATCGCGGTGGTGGCGCACACGCCGGCGTCGATCAAGGCCTGGGCGCATTTCTCGCCCTCGACCAGCACGACCTGGGCGGCGTCCTGGATCCCCGGCTGGTTGTACAGCGGCCGCGGCTCGGGCGGTGCCATCTTGCGCCGTTTGGCGTCCCAGGGCCGGAACTCCTTCTTGCGCCCGGGCGGGTCGTAGCGGTAGACCACGGCGATGAGGCGCCCTTGTGCGTCGAGGTAGTCCCACTTGGCGGTGGCCGGGCCGAGATCGTCGACCGGGGTCTCCTTGGCCGCCTTGCGCGCCGGGGCCGTGGGGGCACGGCCGACGAGGTCCTCGGCCAGATCGAGGACGCGGGCGAAGTCGCCGTGCACGTCCACGCCGAAGTGAGCGCCGATCAGGTGGAACACATCGCCGCCGGAGCCTTCGGCACGGTCGGTCCAGAGTCCCGCCTTGTCCCCAATGAGCACGACCTCCAGGCTGTCGCCCGGGCTGCCGAGCACGTCGCCGATGAAGAACTTGCCGCGGCGCTTCTTTCCAGCGGGGAACAGCGTGAACAGCACCGACTCCAGCCTCGCGAGCAGCGCGGCGCGAATCTCCTCGCGGCGCGCGGTGGGGTCGGCGTCGGCGGGCGGGTCCGGGAGAGCGTTGAAATCGATCATGCACCGCCCTCCTCGCTGCCATCCGACGCGCTGCGGGCCATGGCTCTCGCGTGGTGCGAGGCCCAAACCTGCAGTTCCGACAGCCGGTAGCGCACCAGCCCACCCAGAAGGTAGTGCGGGATGCGGTGCTTGGCGCGCATCATTGGATCGGCGAACCAGTAGTACGGCAGACGCAGGCTGGCCGCGGCTTGCTTGGCGTCGATCATGGGCTCGCCAATCGCGCCCGTCGTCGATACGGATCGGGTCCTCATGCCGCGGCCCTCCAGCACCGGTCCTGCCACGGACACATCCGGCACTCGACATGGGTGGGATCGGAGAACGAGCGCGGCAGCAGTTCGCCCGCCTCGGTGGCCGTGATGACCTTCACGGCCCGGTCGGACATGCGCTGCGCCAACGCCGCATCGAACGGCACCAGCTCGGCGTGGATCTCCATGGTGTCGGCGTTCACCGCCGTGAACAGGGCCGGGTGCGCGTGCAGTTCGAGATAGGCCTGGTAGAGCGCCACCTGCGCGGCGTAGACGGGCTTGGCGACCGCGAGGCGATGTCTCTCCAACTCGCGCCACGATTTGGCGCCCAGGCACTTGTTCTCCCACAGCGCCGGATAGCCGCAACCGAACCCCAGATCCGGCCCCGCGACGAGCACGCCATCGACGTGGCCCTGCAGGCGCCCGTCCAGCGCCGAGAAGCCGAATTGCTCCCCCGCGTCGTTACGCGTGCGCAGATCGAAGCCCGCCGCGCGCAGCCATCCGACCATGCAGTCCTCGATCACGTGGCCGCGCTCGAACACGCGCAGCAGCCGACCGTCGGTCTCGCGACCCGGATCGACCGGAGCGTCGGCAAACTCGTACTGCAGCGCGCGCTCGCAGGCGACCCCGAGGCGCGAGGCGCCCAGGTACGTGCGGCGAGGCTGCGCCGCGCGAGACTGCTGCATCCCGGCATCGATCAGCGCCGTGAGCTGACCCGACAGGCTCTTGGAGGCGTTGAAGTCCATCATCGCCGCGCCTCCTTGGGTGCTGCCGTGCGTGCCGTCTGCGCTTGAGCCTTCGGCTCCTCCCACGGCAGATCGTCCTCGAGGTCGGCGAAGGGGTCGGACACCGGGTCTTTCAAGCCCCGCACCGGCGGATACTTGGTCGCCTCGTGGTGCTCGACCATCGCCTCCGTGTAGCAGGTGACGATGGCGTCGACCACCTGGAGCGCCTCGGCCTCGGAATACTCGCCCAGCGGCTTGGCAAAGCCGATCTCGCCCGCGACCTCGCCGAAGGCCTTGAGGCACTTCTTCATCGCGGCCAGTTCGACGTCAGACGGGTCGATCATGGCCACCTCCGTCTTGGGCGTGCGTCCTTCCTGCACCCGCAGCCACTGACCGTAGAGCGCGTGAAACGCCTCCTGGCAGCGCCGCGAGCAGAACACCCAGTCGATCGGATAGCGCCGGGCATCGCCCACCGGATGCCGGAGGTCCGAGTGGCCGTAGCCGCGCGCCTGTCGTTTGCAGACCCA